TTGAAGGTAAGTATCTTAGCAGTAACATCCCAACCTTTAGATCCAAGAACAATTGTACCATCATCCTTTGTAACAATAACAGCTTCACTAGCAATTGCATTGTTAAATGTCATGACGATATTTGCATTCTTAGCAATGTCAACGTCATTGTCAGCAGGAACGATTGACGATAATGCAATAGCATTAGGTGCTGGGACTGCAAATAATGTTGCAATCGCATCAGGTAATGGAAGACGAGGCGCTGCTCCAATAGTTCCAAAGAGAATAGCTTCTAGAGTTGCTAAAGTAGCCGCATCTGCTTTTGTAGAATCAATTACCAATGAAGCAGTTGGTCTCTTTCCACTAACAACCACTGGGGTTGTTGCTATTTCCCATGAGAATGTGATTGCTTCTGGAGAATCATTGATTGTCTGGTATCCCTTCTCTGAAGGAGCAGCCAAACCACCATAGATAAGATGTAATTTGTAACCATATTCGTTACCATCAACATCATTACCAAGTGTAGTTTTGTAAACTAAACCAAACTGACTTCTTGCTTGTTGGCCAATCGATACCCCAGCAGCAAGTGCAGCAGATCCGTCACATGCTGCAAATTCATCAGGATATGTATAGGCTTCGATTGTTGCACCAAATTCTTCAGCAGATACTAGATTCAAATACTTAGTATCGTCTGCATAGATAGGAGTAGCTTCTGCTCCTGAGGGACTCTCAGTAACGCCAACTAAACCATTCCAAGCAACGCCTGCTGGGTATGCGCCATTACCATCTTGTACGTACAAAACTCCATTTTTTACACCGGTTTCAAACAAACGTTCGCCGGATTGATCCCAAACGAGTACTGCCATGTTTAATTCCTCCTTTTAATTAGTTTTTTGTATTGGGTGGTCTTAAAACTTACATTTGTCTATCTGGTCTTAAAACTTACATTTGTCTATCTGGAGCCAGTAACATCCAATCATCAGCTGGACTAGCAGAATCTGTAGCAACTGATATGTAGATTGCTGGCGCATCTGTGTTAACAAAGATTTGACCAATGAATACTGCGTTTACAACTGGTGCAGCCTCTCCATTTATCGGAGTAAGTGCATCTAGAACTCTTCTTGAATCCGCTCCACTATTACCTACTGGTATTGTTTGTTGATCCATGATTTTAAATCCTCCTTTTAATAATAAATTGTGTACACATCGTGATTTAGGTTATCCTTTGTATAGTGTCGTTCGAACTTACACAAAGGTAACATTGCAATTGTATTCGGTATTGTACTGTCTGGATTCCTATCGATTACAGTTAGCATATACCCAATTTTGTAACAATAGGTTCCATTGTCTGCAAATTTTGTTGCTGACGTAGATCGTCTGTACACTATACATGGATAGCTAAGTTTAACCGATTCGGGAGGTTGAAAATAAACATTTCTTGATCCTAGAATCCCCTCAAGAAGAGATTGTAGTTCCAATCGTTCACCCATTGTACACACCTCCAATCGTTAAAACTAGACGGGGCCTTTGGACATCAACCTTAGTTATTTTCCAAGAAGCCCCCATCCACTTTATATACTTCATCGTGTGGAAATTCTGGTAGGCAAATGGATCGGCTATAATGCTGAATTCATTGTTTACGGTTAGATCATCATTTAGATTTTCCCCTGCCTGCCAACGTCTGGATAAGCGCGTAACATCTCCGGAATAGTTTCGCTCTATTATACCATCCATCCACACGCCTGGTGCCGTTTCAATAGTTTCAGCATAACCAATTACTCCATAAAACTTTCCCATTTTGAACCTCCTTTTTACTTATCTACATTAAACTCAAATATCTGAGCAGACTTTGGTTTGGTCAAGCAACCAGAACATCTGGTTTCCATCAGGTACTTGTATTGATTGAAGTCGATATCGAAATCATCAAACGAAGCGATCTGACCGCCCTTATCTGCGCCAAATGTGTAATCTCTTAGATTAACTTTGATGCCGATAAGTTCCATAGTATCACCGTCAGCTTCTCTTTCAAGACCTTCCAAATGAGGGATCTCTACAATCTTAGAAACGCCCATAGCCGAGCATAATGTTGCATCGGACTCGTACAGACGACGACCAATAGAGTCAGTGATCCACAGCATGTTCATATGAACTGCATTGGTTGTGTAGAAAGTTGTATTTCCAGAACCTTTGTAGTTCTTTCCAGACAATGCGATCTCTTTAACCATAACATCATATTCTGTCTTTGTGGAAAGCTCTTCTTTGATGGCATACAGATCGACATCTTTATAGATTGGTCTGATGCAAGATTCGTTGATCTTGTACTGATCTTCGATTTCTCTACCGTCGCCAATTAAAGCTGCCATTGCTAGTTCTTCGTCAAGCAAAGTTCTTAACTGCATACGAACCATTGCTACAACGTCGAAATCAACAACATCAAGGATGTCGTCTCTGTCTAATTTCTGTTTAACATACACAGTGCAAGGAAGAGTTTCTCTTTTTGACATACTGAAGTAAACTTCTTTCTTTTCAGTTGTCTTTATGTAGCCTTTAGCTCTTGCAGCTGCGATGTCCATGTCAGCGATGAGTGATTTGATTCTACTGAAAGGAGATTTAGAGATGCCACTGAGTATACCTTGCACCCAATCGTCTTCTCTTTTTTGCCAATTGAGATCTCCAACTACTCTAGCATCTGGGAACAAGATATCGATATTCTCGATGCCATAATCTGGAGCTACGTGCTGAAGCGCTGTCTTAAGAGACCCGCACTTCTGAGCCTCTACCATAACTGCTTGGAACTGATCATGAGATAGAGTTGTTTGTTTGTTTGCTGGGTTCTCGCCACTTGACATGTCGAACACATTCTTTTTCATTATTTTTCCTCCTTTAATAGTAGAATGTTCTATTTTTTTATTTTTTGAATCCTCTTGCTTGCCCTCTGAATCTTCAGGATCTTTTGACATCGCGTGTGCGAGCATGGAATATACAACATTCTTTTGCTCGTCGGTTAAAGTGTTGAACACATCTTCGACCGTTTTGTCATCGCCCTTATCGGCATGTTCGATTTTGGATAATGAAATCGCTTCGCCAGTATAGATGATGGCTTCGGTATCGTCGGTCTCATAATCGTCACCATGTTGAATGGATAGATTATCAATTAACGCTCCAGGATTTGCTCCAGCTAAAACAAGACTGACTTCACGTATGCTTCCATGAAGAACGGTGTCTCCTTTTTGTTTGAGCTCGTTTGCATGGATTGATAATGCTGTAATATCGCCATGCTCAACTAGAGTTTTTGCTGTTTTTCCAGATTCGGTGTCGTTAAACGTACAGTAAGTATAAACACCATCTTCTCTGTTTTCAAGAACTGCATGACCAAGTACATTTGATGGGTCATTATGGACATGTTGCCATACTAACGGAACGGTTGTTCCATCATTATGTTTAAATGCGTCTTTTTTAATCACTCTTCCATCAGCGCATTTAAGATCCACTTTAGTGGCATATCCACTAAAATCAAACTTTTTTTTGCTCATTTTTTGTGTCCTCCTTAATTATTTGTGGGGATTCTTCGACTACTTTTTCATTAAGATTTTTATTTCTTAATTCCTCTGCTTTTGGATCGCTCGATGGTTTATAACCAACTACTGCTCTCACATCATTAGAGGATAGAATCTCATTTCTTGTAAACTTATCGGCAATGTTTGCTAACTCGTTTACTGGAACTAGTTTGAATGGATCTCTGAAATACGATATTGATTGGTTTTGAGTCCTAGCGGTTTTCGTAAGAAATTTGCGTTTAGCCTCGTCTGTTATTGAGGATAGAATTGGTTCTACCGTTGTGTTGTAATAGTTAAGCATAGTCTTTTCATCAGCAGTTCCATTAAATATACTCTCGGTCAACCCTAACTGGCTATATAGCATACTCGTTAGGTATGTGATTTGAGCCATTAAATTGTTTTCTGCTGGACGATTCAACTGTGTAACTTTTTCCGTTCCATCGGTATATGCAATTCCATACTTAGAGCCAGCTAACTGATCTTCTATGTCTTTACGGCGAATCTCTGCTTGTTCTTTGCGAGCAGGAGTCTTAATTATGTATGGTAGTTGGATTATTAAATCGAGTTTCCCCGAACCACTCTGTTCATCTATAGAATCTAATAGATTTAATTTACTTATTAGACGCTTTAATGTTGAGTTTGGCTCATTCATAACTGCATATAAAGGATTCTCGATAATAGCCAACATACTTTTTGGTAACACTATATCTTTATTGTCTCCAACTCGCTCATCGTAAAGACGCAATCTTACATGCGATGGGAACCATTCAAGAATCTTTCCTGTTCGTAAAGTTTGTATGTCGTATGATCCAGAAATTGTTGGGTCTAGTGTTGTATCCACTGGAACTATCGCCACGCAACCTTCGTCGAACATGGACATGACAACGTCTTGAATAAGTAGCCTGCCAGTCTGATCTATATTGGCCGATGTATTAAACGCTTCATTCAAT